AATTTGATTAGGCGGCAGTCCTTCCCATATTGTATTGGCATAGTGAAGCCCTGGCTCCGCTCAGTAAGCACTTCCGATACCGAGCTGCCCCATTCCATTAGAGCCAGCTCCAAATAAATCCCCTGTACTGGTTAATATAAATGAATGATCTCTTCCTGCCGATACCGCTATACACTTTTCTTGCTTAACAACTAATGGTAATGGTAATCTAAAATAACCAAGATCGTATTGTCTCCATGATATTGGGATTAAGTTATTAAACCCAAGTTCGCCCCAGTTATTAGACCCCCATACATAAGCATCCCTGATAACGTATATGTAAGCTTTAGGCTCCCCCATTATCAGCTTAATATGAACCTTAACTCCTGGCCCAACTGTTTGCCATGACTGCATCCACGGCCTATCTTTCCCATGTAATCGCTTCATTTCTGCTTTCATCTGCTTGACTAGCGAGAAGTATTTACTCGCCTCAGTGATGTCGCCAATAACAATATTGCCGGATGTCAGCTTCATTACCGGCTCTCACAACCTACAAAATCTTTCCAGAATGGGCCTTCAAATGGAGTTGATGATCCGCTAAATGTTATATCAGTTATAGTAAATGATCTGTCTACATTAGGCCCATCGCCACGCCCTATTTGAAGCCCAAGATAACTTATATCAGTAACTGTTACGCCCCCGTTATAAGCCGTATCTGTTAAATCAAAATTAATGGTATGCTCGCCTGATGTCTTTATATCATCAGGCATGGCTTCTTGATAAACGTATGCACCAAGCGCATGAGTTATCCCAAACCTTAAATCCCCGTAAGTCTCCCATGACTCTGTACTTGTAAAAGTTATTGATACATTAGCAGGGCTATAATTATCTTGCCATGTGCTTCCTGATGATGGAACAATCCCCCTAACATTATCATCAACTCCACCATAATCACCGTCATAATACCAACCAGTGCCATTCCAAGCTAAAGGCTGTAATACTGATGGCTCCCAACTTGTTTCTAAAGGCGTAGGAAATGACATTTATGCTGGTAACGATACAGAGAAATAACTAATGGCTTGTGGCGCACCACTAACCAATGATGTTGATGTCATGACCAACTCAGAACCAGATGTTGCCGCCAAGCCTTGTAATCGCACTAATGATGTTGACGCACCGCCTGTATCGCCTGTTTTATAGAATCGCCAGAATGTGGCCGTACCTGTTGCGGAATTAGTGCCTTGCCAAACCTCATTAGCTTTCGTAACAGTTCCGCTAGATGCGGTTGATGCAATCGTTAGCCCTGTTGTGCCATCGCCATCTTTTGTGATGGTGCATAACCTTTGCCCAGCCTCATCAGCAATCGCCGCATCAGCATCAGCAGGGACGGCACCAGCATAAATGCGCACAAAGCCCAGATCTAAAGCGGCCTTCAATGACCCGGTAATGAGCATGTAATTCCTCAATCCGGTACTTGCTTTTAAACTCATAAACTTTCCTTTATAGGATGTGTGTCATCACGACACGATTAACCCAATAGCGTTGAAATATCGCCAGTAGAGAACACTAGCGTCTTACCAACTGTTCGTGAAATAGGCGCTGCCAATGCAGTGTAACTGATCATATTGCCTGATGTTAACGCATCAAATACGGCAATATGGGTTACGGAATAAGCTGCCGCACCTGAGCCATACACAACAGCCGCAAAGGTTTGTGTGTTTGATGTTACCGCTGTGCCAGCACCAGAAGTAGCGGCTGCAAAGGTAATAGCCTGTCGTGCATAAGCGGTATCATCAACAGTATCGTCCACCTCATTACCAGACGCATCTTCATCTGGATTTGACGTAAACAACGCCAGATACAGCGTAGACGGCATTGTCCATGAGGTTACGCCATTCATGTGATCCAGTAGTTTTGCTTCAGCATAATTTGATAGAGACATAATTATGGCCCCGTAATGCTGAAAGTATCAATTGTGATTGTGGTTGTTGCTGTTACTGATGTAGTTGATAACTTGCCATCAGCGGTAGATGTGGTTGACCCTAAAGTGCCGTCCAGCCGTGGAAGTGTCTCGCTTGCGCTTCCATCATCATTAGCATTCCCGCAAAGTCTAAACCAACCTAAAGTACCACTAGCAACGCCTTTGAATTGCCATGTTTCAGCCGCCGCTTTACTGATAACCTTGCCAACAGGATTGTCAAAAGATAAGCCATTAGTTGCCGAGCCATGAGAAAATGCACCCCCACCAACTGTAATACTGCCCAGGAGTGGTGTGCTTGTTAAATTTATAGCATTGTTTGGGTTAGATGGCTGTGTTCCTTGATAACAACGAATAACACCATCATTGAATATTGCTTGAAAATCATCTGTACCCAATAGCTTGTTGACCAAGCCGGTACTTAATCGTATTGCCATAATTTTTCCTTTATAGGATGTGCGTCATCTCGACGCTGAAAAGTCGTTTTACAAAATTTGTAGAACAGTTTTATGTAATTGTTAAAACACCATTGGACTCATCCAATGTTATTGAAAAGGTTTGCCCACTTGACAAGCTAACTGTTGATCCATTATCCCAGAAACCAATCAGGTTCTTTGTGATAGGTGTGCTGTTGTACAAGACGGCATAGCGGAAATCTGCCATTGCTCCACCTGTAGCCGTCCAAGCTCCTGGGCTATAAAGAACCAATTTATACGTTCCCGCCGTAGGAATAGCAGATGATATTGATGCAGGGTTTCCCCCCGCTGTATAACCGTTATTGCTTGCGATTTCGGTTATATCCATTAGCTGCTCGTCCGTTGCTGGATCAGGTGCAGAAAGAGTTAACGCTATTTTGAGCGTGTCATTTTTTAGATCATGCTTTTTCTCAGCAAGGTCTCGAACAAAAAAATGAAATTTAGTAAATGTTGCCATAATTTTTCCTTTGTAGGATGCGCGTCATCTCGACGCTTTAATATTAATTAAGTGACTGTCAAAGTTGCGTTATTGACAGTTATTGCTACAGACCCACCTGATGCCGACATAGTTAAATGATGTAAAAGCGAAGCATTATTAACAGTAACCGAGAATACTCCTGTGCCAGCATTTAGCTCACCATAATTAGCATTAAAGGTTGCTGAATATCCAGTAACAGTAAATACGCCGGTATCATAGTCTCCAATAGCAGAATTGCTAACCGTCGTTAATGTGGCGTTATGGCCTGTAACTGTAAAGACTCCAGGTTCAAAAATTAAAGAAGTAAGAGCTGATCCATCGACAGAAAAAACTGCCGAATTAAAAGCAGTTAAAACATTTCCACCAAAATAAATGCTATCGCTAAGAACTTCCTCACCATCAACAAGATAAGTACAATCATAACCAGTAACCGTAACTTCACCATTTAAAAAGTCATCTGAACCTAAGAATAAAGTTCTTTGAGGGACAAATGGCGGTGGTGGGTTATGGATGGATATAAATCTATTGATTCCATCCTTATAAATAATACTGGTGTAATTTGTTGATAACTGATCCTGAGTAACAATCTTCCCGGTAATATTTTGAAACGGGAATGCCGAGCAAATCCCTTTGTTGCTTTGAATCAAAACAGTCCCATCCTGATGCTTACTTATTGGCTTACCTTCCGGCACACCATAGCCAGCCAATAGTTGCAATGATTCAGCAAAAACATAAATGGCTGCATCAGTACATATCAATAGCCCTTGTAACGTCGATGCCATGCCGCGAATCTGACCAGGGACAATCAAATAATTTGATATTGTGTCATACAGATGATAATGGTATTTATCACTATACCAAACTATCGACATCCCATTGTCAGCTAACTGACTTAGCCAGAGGCGTTCATCATGATATTCAATTTTATCAATTTCTTCCGTGAAAGGATTTGCTAATACCTGCACTGGTGCAAGCTGATAGCCATCATAACTGTAATAGGTTGATCCATTAATCTCTGTAACATAAACAACGGACTCATACCCCTGAGGTGGATCAACGGGCGTTACAGACACAGAAGAATCAAATGCACATGAGATTATTTCTATTGGTGACGAGCCACCTTCCAGTCCTGTAACTAAGTCACGATAGCAATAAACAGCCTTATAAAAAGCCATTTCTCCCTCGACATAAGGACTTGATGCTTCTAAGTAAGGTGGGTATTCAGGTGTAGGAACCTTTAGTCTTGAAGCAATCTCACCGTTTATTTTATAACCATCATTGGTAAATACTATTTTCCCAAAATCAGAAAAGGCTGTTGTCGCAAAAACAACGCTTATGCCTTGTGAATCTGTAACTGGCAATAATGATAGGTCAGGCTGTATCATGAACATTAATCCATTAATGCCACTATTACCATTTTTTACACAGCTTGTTAAAATATATGACACGCCGTCAAGCGTGGTGTAGGCAGTAATTATTAGCGTAATAACTACCGAGTCAGGAGAGGTTTGTCCTTGATTCAGATATACATAATACGTGGAATCAAGAATTGATGTAGCAGTATATCCGTTCTTTTTTGAAATAACGCCAAGATTATCAATATCAACATCAACCGCATCCACTAAAGCATTGTCGGGAATGCTTCGTGCTGGATTGGTATTATGGATGCCTTTAAAGCTATTGATTATCATTGCGTCTTATCCGCTAAAATTATATCGGTTTATGCAGGATAGATTACCGAAAACTATTGGAGAAGGCATGAAAGAGCCTACCTGCATTGGGGATTGTATCACATATAATTAAACAGTGTTTAATTAATTTATATTGTTGGAACTTGAACTATATTATGATCAAGCAATATTGCGGTTTGTGTTGCTGTATTGCTGTTAGAGCTTAGCGCATAAGTAAGTGTTTTTGTCCCGGTTTCGTTACTGGCCGCACTCTTCCATAGACAATCTGCTATTGGCGTGGAGCCTGATCCTGATCCATCAGCTAGTGGGCCTATGCGCTTTGCCCAATGATAAACATAAACTTCTGAGGTTGATTTTATCGAAACGGATATGCGTATATGCCATATCGCTCTATTTGTTGCCGATGCTGATAGTACTGTGGTATTTTGATAGGTATATGTTACCCCGCCGAATGTAATGTTATGCGTATAGTTTCGACTTGCCCCAGAATTATTCAATAACAAAAACGTAAGATCTAGCGTTATTGTGTCACCGACAGATGCGGTTCTTGTCTCAGTAACCAGCGTTGCAGGTGAGGTCGATATAGACACACCAGACTGTGCCGAGCTTGCGGAAATAATATAATTAGCTCCGTCTCCGCCTTGCGCACCAGTAGCACCTTGCGCACCCGTCGCACCAACATCACCCGCTCTTTCAAAACACATAACTAGGTTATCAGCAGCACTAAATGGGTTAGCGGTACTATAACCAATACAGGTAACATGGATATTATTAAACCCTGTATGCCCTACTGTAGCACTGATTGTGAACAGTAAATATGCGGTTATATCGGTTTTTTTAAATATCCTCAGATGGCCTTTTACTGTATTAGTGCTATCATCAAACGACATAACAACGCTATCCCAATTAGAGCCGTTGCTATCTAAGAAATCGGTATGGATAATTGTTGCTAAATTTTGTGTGGCATCATTAAAACCTATGTACCCACTTCCTGGGTCAGTGTTTGTAGTATCAGTGGTAAAAAGGAAAGGAATAGATACAGCACCACCCACTGGGCCAGTGTCCCCTTGACTACCAGTAGTGCCTTGCGCTCCGACCGATCCCGTACTTCCCTGTGCACCTTGCGAACCAACGGAGCCTTGAGCGCCAGTAGCCCCCTGACTTCCTGTTGCACCTTGCGCCCCTGTCGCCCCTTGCGCACCAATACCTAAGTCAGCAGGGGCTATCCAATTCTCTCTATCAGTAGCTAATGGAGCTTCCGTAAACCTATCAGCCCACGTATCGTCTTTAACAAAAACTCGCTGTGACATAACTTATACTACTTGAATAATTTTGTACTCAAGGTACAATGAAGCTGTCCCATTACTTAGCGGTGTGATACTGTCTACATTAACACTAAAATCAACCCCGCTACCGCTAGTAGAATCTTGATGATATACATCAACTACAAATCCAGTGCCCGCATCTGTAACTGTATACGTCAATACGGCACCACCGCCATCAACTGTATTCACAGTGATTAGCGCATTTCCAATAGTGATTGTATCGCTTACAGTATATCCTGTACCTCCTGAATTAATTGAACTGGTCAGGATTGATCCTGTGTAGCCTATAGCGTTTTCTGATTTCAACACAATCGGCTTATTAACGATATTGGCAGTTTCCCCTAATGATCCTGATGCAGAAAATAGACCATACAAATCTCCTGCACTAGCAAAAGAGGCTTGATCTAAACTCAAGACAGGGGAAAAGTCGTTATCGTCAACATATAAAAAAAGCTGCGTTGAGTCATTAGCAAAAACTTCTGACCCTGCGTTGAACTGCAAAACCGCAAATGTAGGAATCGCTATAGTTCCGGCTTCTTGAGCAGGCTCGACATTAACGCCGCTTCCAAGAGCGGCAATGTCAGCACTACTAAGGGCTATAATGTCAAAATAAACCCCCGTAGACTCCCCATTTAGCCTGTCACCTGCTTGTATTTCTTGTAAATTTGAACCATTCTTTACTACTGCATATTTTGCTGTCATTTTTATCCTTTATGGGAAGTAAACCAAATCGATTGTTATGCCGTCATATCTCAACAAATGGACATAGCCAAGTGTCGTCTTAACTTTTGTAATTGTTGTCCCGTCATGTTCAAGAACTTCGATGTAATCCCTATCGAGGACAATATCTTTATCAAGAGCGGTATATGTTCGTTGTGCTGTAAGTTGTGTTGCGTCCAGTGCAAGCTTATCGATGTTAAAAACATCCTTTAGCGTCGCAGACAGATTTGATAGAGTTAGTGGAATTGCCATAAGATTATGCCGGAGTTGCGTATGAAACAATAATTCTTGCTGAACCTGCGCTTGAGCTATCTGCCGAGTAAGTTGCAATCAATGCCTCTATGCCTTGAGCGTCCAGTTCTGGATGAATATGATAGCTTCCAGCAACCTTCAAATTAACATCCGTTGTTGCGCTATATTTGCTGGTCGTTCCCGCTATACCGACTGTAACTGTTGGGGCCGTGCCATTAAATGCAGTATCAACAATGACCTTAATTACTTCAATTACATCGCCTGACCCAGTTGAAAAAAGTGAGACTGGAGAACTAGAGCCAAATGCCAACGTGGTTGAGTTTACCTTTGAACAAAGAGAAGTATCGCCAGCCGTCACCCATGACAAATTACCTGAGCCATCTGTACCTAAGACTTGACTAGCCGTGCCATCATCAACAGGGAGTGTCAAAATTACATCGTCTGTCATGCCAGAGGTTGGTCGTGCTAAAGTTATCTTCCAATCAGCCCCGGAGCCAACACTATCGCTATTGATAACTAACGATTCGCCAGATATATTGACTTTAGATGCAGTTATTTCCGAATCTGCGCTATCCGCATTATTACGAACCAGTAAATTACCGGAGCTATTCTTTAACTTGACGCCTGATAAACCAATGCCAAAAATTGACTTCGTAGTGCCCAATAAATCTGACCAAATACTCATTTCTTAATCCTGTATGTACAATAAAATTAACCCGTTTCCGGCAGATGTTCCGCTGCCCAGGGTTATGTATAAATTAATAGGCGTATCGCTAGAGTACGTATACCCAGGGTTTGATTGAACCGTTCCTACTGAGGCCGACAAAAATGCGGTAGCAGGAAATAATCGTTCATGATCGACGCTATCGCCAACAGATAATGTCGTTGCTACATCAAAAGAGGTCTTTAAGATAATTTCAACCTTGAAAACCATTTTGCCGGATGGAACGGTTAGCATCAGCCCAGGCGAAACATCTCCCCAAGAAAACGCATAAACAACGGCTGCGTTTGGCCCTGGTGGGCCGCGTAACGATGTAACCCATTCTGGTTCTGTACCGGAAAATCCTGTTCGTGTAGCACTGTTATAGGCGCTTACACCTGGAATCCCTTGTTGTCCTCCAACAATAATTGCCGACTGTGCTGGAGGTGTAACTACAAAACTGCTACCATCTGCTATAACCGTTGAGACATCAGGATCAACTGAAATAACTTTTGCATCATCAACAGCAATAATTCCTTGGCTAGACTGACTCGATACAATATAGCTGCCGTCATTAACAACTATGATTGAATCGGTCACGGAATAGGCTCAGGATCGCTAGGTAATAAAATGCCTTTAATAAAAGGGATTATGTCCCCTAAAGGCTCAATCAAATTCAAGTGAAATACGGCTGTAGTCCATTCCAAATCAGCAGTAACATCGGACGTTAAGTTAAGCTTTACGCCCCACGCATTGGGAACCAACAAGTCATCTTGCAGTACGGAGCCATCAATTAGTGTAGTTCCTGACTTTATTCGTGCAGTGCCTTGTACAAGCTCAAGCCCATCATTTTCGGTCGTTAAAGTAATTTCTGGGACTGTATCGGTATAGAGAAGATATATCTCCATAATCGCTGTATAGTCGGTTAGATCGACCACTGCATTACTGTCGTCAAGATAATAGAATATAGGCTTTACAGTAACGCCTTTATCAAATCTTACCTTTAGCTTGGGCGCTCTTAGATCAAGGATTTCTGTCACGCTTATCTTCCTTTAACAGTATCCCGGCAAAGCCAAAAATAATGGTTAAAATAGCGAATACAGACTGAATCAACACATCATCAATGCGGATACCAACCGAAGCAAAAATAACCGCTAAAGATGCGTGTGTGCTTGGTTCAGACAGCCTTTCCTTAAGGTATAAAAAAGCACTTAAAAAACTATCAAATGTCATTGCCTTACTCCAAAATCTAGTTTCAATTTTTCAATTACCCATGCGCCAATAACGCCTAACACAAACAATATTCCTGCACCAAGAACCGTTTTTTGAATAGAGTCAATTAGCTCCGCCCGTTTTTGATTTCTGATGATCTCAGCTTTTACATACGCCATTAATGGGTCAGCATCTTCAATGAACTTATCAATTCGTTCTATTTGCTTCTGAAACTCATAGATAGCAATACTTTCTTCAAGGTCTGTTCTTCTTCTACGTGGGTGTTGCGGCTCATCCATATTATTACCACTCATCTGCAATTTCTGTTGGCTGCATATATGATGCTGGCCTATGAGTTAATGTTCTTGGGCTTTCAAACTGATGCTGCCTAACCAACGCTGATACAGGGACGCCAAATATTTGATTAAATCGGCTCAAGTAATAATCTGATTTTTCTTGACTAAATAAGTCAAGATCTTGTTTTTTGTAGCATTCATGAAGCACCCAATAAACTAAATCCCTATGATTTTCAGATGGTATTTCAGGCTCTTGATCAGTTTCTTCAATATCAAGTAATGGCAACCTATAAACTTCAAGCGAGATTAATTCACCAGCATCATCTGCATCTGGAATTGGCGTTAATCGGATAGTTCGCCCAGAAATAACAGCATAGACATTTTTACCTGCCATTCCTGTATCTGTTCGCCATGTTGGATTTGTTGCGTCAAGATCTTCTTTAGTTGCTTTGGTTACGTATTTGCCAGCAAAGATAATATTTTCAATTGCCGTTATCTTTGAGCTAAACGAATAGCTTGCTTGTCCATTAACCAATGTTAACTTAACAATAGATGTTGTCGAGTCATCATAAAGCAGATTAGCCCTATTACAAGCCTGCCTCTCTGCCTCTGTAAATTTACGAAGCAGTGAGGCATTATTCCAGCCATATTCTGGGCCACGGTCATCAAGATAATCTTCCCTAACAACCGTTATCAATTCAGAGACAAGCACTAGATACCTGCCTGTAACACTCTGAAAGTTATTGCACCAGACGTAAAGGCCGTTATCTTTACTCTAACAGCCATTACCGGCGCAGTTGCCGATCCGGTGACATCGGCAGATCCAGATGATTGAACAGTAAACGGTGTTGGTATTGAGTTGTCTTGAGTATTGTCAAGGGTTCCCTCTACAGTGAATGTAGCAGTACCAATATCAACTTGATAGGAATAACTAAACGGGGTTACTTGAACATTAAGCGGTATCCATGGGGTTTCCAGCACTCCAAGCACACCAACTGTAACAGCACCAGCCGTTGCCGCACTAACCGTTACAGAGGTTACAGTCTTAAAGTTCTTTGTGCCATTAGTGATCGATCCCGCCGATCCAGCAATGGTTTCCGATAACGCCGCACCAATGAAATCAGTTCCAGTTACCGTAAAGGTTTTAGCTGCATCCGATCCAGCGCATGAAACAGAAATATGTTGAGGTGTGGCTAAAGTTAATATGCCACCTGAGATTAAGCTGCCATCAAGGGTTAATTCGCCTGCGCCAGAAGGAGTCTGTGAGGCACAAACTCCCGCTGAACTCGATGCAATTACCGTATAAGTATTAACAATCGGGCGCATACATTACCCCGCGTACTGATCAACACCAACCATTGTTTCTTTGCTAGTGGGAACCAGTCTAACCCATGCCGCAACAGGCGAACCATCCAATGCAGAGTTAAGATTAATAGTCCCGCGAACATCGCCGGTCGTAGCTGTGGCCGTTGCAGTCGCACCTACAACAGAAGTAGCTGCCGTTGTTTCCAATATGTTGTTAAACCACACTTGCATCAAGTCTGATTTTACATTCAGCATGTACGGCAAGCCTAAGACATCGCCCCACCCAATATCGAGCGTATTAGTTGTTGCATCGCTTGGTGATGTGATGGCGTAAGAATAAATGTACTTGAACGCCTTTTTGCCAGCAGCAGATTTAGACGTTGTTCCGGCAGTGGTTGATAAGGTTTCAACCATTTTGTTTTTGTACACGTCATAGCCGGTAATTGTTACCGTCATCGCCAATGCCGCAGTGCCATGAGTAACATCCATTGTGATGTTGCGAGGCACATCAAGCGTCCAGACTAATGGCGTAGTGCCGTCATTCATAGCAATAGCTGTAGGAGCGGCAATAGCGCCGTTTAATGGGGATGTGTTGTCTGTAGCAGTAGTGTAAGTAATTGTGGCTGTATCTGGCAATTCTGAGCCTGTAGCAGCAACAACTAAGCCATTGGCGTCAAGCGCATCAGGAGAGCCAAGAATGAGCTTTGTTAATGGATGAAATGGGACGCCTGGTCGTTCATTTGTATTAAATACAGGCGCAAAGTAAGCATCGCCCCAATATAAATTGGTAGCGCGTGAGAGATTATGTTTTGAAGCCATTTTAACAACCTTTCGTCATCACGACGATAGAAACCCACTTAAGGGAAGTGATATAGCAATTTGAAATTCATTTATAGCATAGTTGTTTTTGTTTGTAAAGTTATTTTATTTATGGTAATGCACAGTTTTAATATACCGATTTCTTTACTATAATGCTCTAGCAGCAATAGGGCATCGAACCCGACAAATGCGCCTCAGTAACGTATTTTGCTGCAATCCAATTTACTGAATAAACTATACTGAAAGTTAAGACTAAAATGACACCTCAAGAATCCTTTTTAAAAAAAGCGATTGCCAAGCATGGTGATACTTACGACTACTCACAAACTTTTTATGTAGCCTCACATGAAAACGTCAATATCATTTGCAAAAAACATGGTGTTTTCTCGCAAAAAGCATACTCACATATCGCGGGTAAAGGCTGTAGCTCATGCTCTTACGAGTATCGATCTAAAAAGCAAAGCTATACAGAAGAGTCATTTGCAACTAAAGCAAATATTGTTCATAACAATAAATATGATTATTCTCTTGTTGTTTATCGCAACAATAAAACCAATATAAAAATAATTTGTCCTGATCATGGAGATTTTTTGCAGTCACCATCCAATCATATAAAAGGCCAAGGATGCCCTGAATGTGGAATCAATAAGACAAGGGAAAGAATTCTTGGAACAACAGAAAGCTTTATAAAAAAAGCGAATAAAGTTCATAACTCAACTTATGGGTATGAATCTGTTGATTATTGCGGAAATAAAATAAATGTACGTATAAATTGCTTGATTCATGGTGATTTTTTTCAAGCGCCATCCAATCATCTTCAAGGAGCAGGATGTCCAGAATGCGCGAAAACAAGATTACTGGGCCTTAAATTAAAATCAACCGCAAAATTTGTTGAGGAAGCAACAGAAAAACACAATGGAAGATATGATTATTCATTAACAAATTATAAAAAAAGCAATATTCCAGTTAAAATAATATGTAATGAGCATGGTGTTTTTGAGCAAATTGCAGACGATCACCTTTCTGGACATGGATGCAAAAAATGTGCATATAAAGAAAATGGTGAGACATTTAGATTTTCACAAGAATATTTTATATCAAAAGCAAAAGAGATATATGGCGATAAGTATGATTATTCAAAAAGTAAATATATAAAGTCAGATAGCAAAATAACTATCACATGCAAAATTCATGGGGACTTTACTCAGAGACCTATAGCTCATCTAAATGGACACTCATGTCCAAAATGTGCATGGACAACTACTAGCATATCTAAAGGAGAGCAAGAACTATGTGACTACGTGTCATCAATAGCGCCTTGCATTTATTCAGATAGGGCGCTTATTAAACCATTAGAGATTGACTGCTTAGTTACATCTAAAAAACTAGGAATAGAGTTTTGTGGCGTATATTATCACTCTGACAAATATAAGGACAATACCTATCATCTTGACAAGCTAAAACTAACGGAGGCTCAGGGCTTTGGCTTGATTCAAATATTTGATGATGAATGGAATACTAAAAAAGACATCGTAAAGTCAATCATAGCTAATCGTTTGGGCGCTGTAGAAAATACGGTCTACGCTCGGAAAACAAGAATATCTTATGTGGAAAGGAAAGATTCAGAGATATTTCTTAATGACAATCATATTCAAGGTTATGTTAGTGCCCCGATAAGAATTGGACTATTTCATGATGACATATTAGTCATGCTTGCAACATTTTCAAATAAAAGAGAGTCCGTCAATAAGCTTGATGAAAACTGGTATGAGTTAGTCAGATTGTGTGCTAGAAAACAGACATCAATTGTTGGTGGATTCTCTAAACTAATGTCTTTCTTCATTAAGAATCATCATCCATCTGGCATAAAAACATTTTGCGATAAGCGATATTTTAATGGCAGTGGATACGAAAAAGTAGGTTTTGTTAAGTCACACGAAACGATTCCTAGCTACTATTATGTAAAATCTGGAGCAAGGTACTCTCGCTATTTATTTCAAAAACACAAGCTTAGCGGGATTCTAAAAAACTACGACTCTTCTCTATCAGAAAGAGAAAATATGATTTTGCACAATTATCATAGAATTTATGATTGCGGGCTTATAGTTTATAAGTATTATTGTGGGTAAGGTTACAGCGTCCCTCTTTTAGCTCTCTTGTAGTGCATTAAGCAAAGCCCATTTCCCGCAACCTTCCGACCACAACCATCTGCGATACAATGATCATAATGCGGAACAGGGAGGCCAACATATCGCTCGCCTTTTAGATTAGGGTTTATGTTTTCTTGTTGTGCTAATAGCTCACGATCAATATAGACAAACTGCAAGCCACGCTTCTCACCCTTCACTATGGGCTTACCTTTCTTTAACGCCCTGGTTAATGTAGGCATTGGGAAGTCATAATACTCAAGTGCATTTGTTAATGATGTGAAAAATATGTTTTGAGTTACTTCCTGTATGGGTAATGACATCTTGTCTATGGATTCTTGCGTGTGGTTACGACCTTGCCAATGACTGTAATGCCCTAATTCCGCAGCTATCCTTATCTTCTCTCTTCCTTCATCGGAAAGTATTCTTGGGCCTCTTTTTACTCCTTTCTGAGCTTCGCTAATTTTACGTCTTGCTTCTTCTGAAAGAGATTTGCCAAACAGGTGATGATTTTCGCCGCTTGGCGCAATTCTATTTGCCTTAATTTTATCTATAGTTTCTTGAGAATGCTTTTTACCATATCTTGGATGATTTTCTGGATTTCCAGCATAAGTTTCTTTTAATCCAATAGATACTAAGTTTTTTGTTTCTTGTGATAACGGCTTTCCGTAGCTTGGATGATCTTCTTTCCTGCCACCTCTCCACGGAGCGCCAGAACGTAACCCTGCATTGTAACAATGCTTTTTTCCTACATGCTCAATCAGCCAAACATCTTCTGCATCCTGCAACGATTGATCGTCAGGAATGATTTCAATAACTTTAAATAAAAATTTTTCTTCACCATACTTATTCCATGCTGCTTGCAAGTGTGCGCAATGGTGAGCATTCCGTCTTAACTTATTCCTATGTGTTCTGAATCTTTCAGACTTGTTGTATGTACTACCAACATAAAACTTGTCGTTAACTAAATTTATTATTTTGTATATCACTTGCTCTTTCATATATGTATATTTGAGTTATAATGCAAATTAAAGGCACATTATACATGATATGTGGTATCAATACAAATTATTAGGCATAAAAAAGCCCCGCATATAGCGAGGCTTAATTTATCCTTTAAAAACAACAAGTTACATCAGCTACCTTGACTTGCAAAGCAGCCGCGAGGATCAGACCATCCAAACGAAATTCTGGTGCGCGCCTTAAATCTCATGTTTCCGGTATTAAATTCCGGCTCCATCTTCGTCTGAACCGGCACACGGTTAAACATTTTCATACCATCTGTCGCATCGGTCTTGATGAAAAACGCATCTTGATCGGTTAGCCGCGTTATCACAACAGCATCGCGACCAAAAATACCTTTCTTGTTAATGGCGTTAATGTCGTTATCCGCTGTATTGGTACGCAATGCAGAATCCAGGATACGGCTTGCTGTAAATTCCAACTCAGGTGGAATAACCAGATCAACTGCTTTCAACGCAATAGGGATGCCACGATCATCTTTTGTTTTGCGGATTTGAATCAACAAATCTTCAATTGATGTTTCTGACAAGTCTGCCGGAGTTGATAGCAAGTTACTAAATGTACCACCGCCTGCCAATGGATGTGAGGCAGAAAAGAATGCTACACCGTCACCGCCCACATAAGAAGAGCTGAAACCATTATTAAGAACGGCAGCACCTTTAATTTCCATCGCATGTTGCATAGAACGAGCCAATGCGCGAGAGTATTTTGCGCCCATTGTCATGTATAAGTTATCTTCGATTGCTTGCTCTGTGATAGAGAACGCCAACGCCAATTCTTCATGTGTGTATCTCGAAGTCCACGCCTCAGCCGCATCATCATAAGTTACCGCACTACCTTCCGGCTTTACAACAGCAGCACCGAAACCAGTAGTCAATACATCTTCTTCAAACGCTTTTTTGGAATTTTCGATTCGGAATATTCTTTTCCATTCTTCAGGATAAGAGTTATATTCCAAGCCCCATACGGTATTTAAACCCGCTTGCAGTTGTCTTGCAAACTGCGCTCTTGTCATAGCCATTAGATACCACCTACACCTGAAACAACGCCTTTAAGCGCGTGTTCTGCAAAAATAACCTCAACAGTTGCGTAAGAACCTGCCTCGTTGACGTTATCGTTAAGGAACCGGAGAATACGGAGATGCTTGCCAGTTGTACCAGAGCCAGTAGACATATCCAGGTTAGTGCCTGACTTGCCTGTTTTTGGATCACCAGCAACAATTTCAACATCACATAACTGGCCTAAGTCGCCAGCAGCAACGCCGGTAGCGTCAGATTGGATAGCAAAGATGATGCTTGGATCGTCATATACGATAGCTTCAATATCAGTTGCTACGGTACTTGCAGGCCAGTAGGCGCTGTAAACTTTAGCACCGACTGCATTGGTGTAGCTTACACCACCAAACACGCCGATAGTTGCAGTTGAAGGAGTTCCGCCAGTACCGACAGCAATAATAATTGTGCCATCAGTTGTTTGTAGGACAGGATCACCTGTATAAATTGCGGTACCATAGCCAGATGCTATTTTATAAGCATTTGACCTAATCTCGCCGCCAGTAATATGTCTTACTGGCTTAAGCCCGAAAGGGGCGCTAGAATTTGCCATCGTTATTTCCTTAATGTCTCACGACAATAAATATTATGCTTGCGTTAGTCGTCTATTGTTGGTGGACGACCACCACGACTAACATTGATTCGTTCTGTCATTTCAGGTCTTGATAACCCGGAGCCTTGAACATGCTCTTTGTACATATTTTGCTTGACCGCTGACATCTGCAAATTAGTTTCTTCTCTAACTTGTTGTCTCTGCCTATCATGTAATGCCTTTGGTCTTTCCATGAGGATCATCCCATGAATACCGATCACATCGACCCCATTAAAGTCTACGTGCATGACAAACTGACCTTGAGGGATACTTGAGGCAGGTCTTGGTTTCCAGCCTTTATTGTACTTTTTAAAAACATTTGCTTGATCTTCTGTACCTTTCACTAAGGTTCGCACCCATCTTTGAACGTATCCGTCCCGTGGTGGAATGTTTTTGGTACTTAGCATAGAATCGTCATCCCAACTGCCGTATTCTTCGTGAATTGGCTCAGAAGCCCTAAGTTCTTGTTCTCTTGGTAATCTTGAATCGTCAGTCATTCTCGTTGCTCTTTGCTCTTTAGTTAATCCGGCCATTATTACTTCCTATTCTTTATCCATTCTTTACGGTGAACAGGATTGTCAGGGTCTAATCCAAACTCACGCATTAGCGTCTTATCTTGAGCGGAAAAACCAGTTTGAGCCGTAGTTCCGACTACTTCGCCTCGATCAACGCCACTAACAGCCGGAGGAGTTTCGCGCTTAAGTCGCTTATCCAACTGAATAAAGGTATCTGGATCATCGGCTTCATAGCCATCTTCGAGTAATGCTTGATAGATTTTATTGGTTTTTTCCAATCGTGCGGCTTGCTTTGGATCATAAACCCACGGATTGTTTGCTTCCCAGTCTTGCAATGCTTTGGGAATGTTCACAACAGGCTCTTGAACTGGCTCAGGCTCTTTAGGAGCAGGCTTTACAGGCTCAGGTTGTGTTTGTTTGACAGGCTCAGGCTTTTGCCGTAGCTGTAATTTGATGTCCATGAGATCATCATCGACCAATGCTACTTCGTCGTAATCGCCTATTTCCAAGGCTTCTTTCTTACGCTTAATTAGCTCTTGTCGTTTCTGCTCAAGTTCTAAGTTGGTTTGCTGTTCAGCCTCTTTCTGACGGAACTGCTTTAATTCTTCAATTTCTTGCCTAAACTCTTCTGTCTGGGCTTTTAATGCGGCTAATTCCGCACTATCTTTTAATCTTAATTCGCGTTCAACATTTCTTTCATAGGCCAGCTTGTCAATTCGCTTCTGGACTCTCCTGCTGTACGATTCTTTATCATCTTCTTCCTTTGCTTCGGCTGTTTGTTCAGGTGTATTAGACACATCCTCAATTACAACATCTGGTACTGCGTTTTCTTCGGGTAACTCTTGCTCAAGCGATCCTAGATCGTACTCGTCATTCTCATCAAACATAAAATTTCCATTAGTAGGATTGTATCGTCATCACGACGATGTTTCATAGCACTAGGCTACGTTATAAAAACTTAAAGATAGACATATCATGGATAGTCGTCACTACTTCATCATCATTAATAACTCTGAGCTTACTTTTTACGCCGTCATGATTAATGGTCATTTCAGCGCCGGTATAGGAGCTATAACTGATAATATCCCCAACTTTGCACCAGGGCGTAGGTGTTCTTTGATCGAGCGGAACGCCGCCTTGAAACTTGGGGTGGGTATAGCATTCATCGCCAACTGCGACAACTTTAGCTATATTTCGGAAATATTCTAATTCTTCAATGGATCTATCAACAAAGACGATGCCGCCTGTTGATGTCTCATTTATTTTTACTGGAGCTATTAAAAGCCTCCATCCTGCGGGTTTCGGCAATTTCTCAGCCGGTATATTTTCTGCTTCAAAAGCTATTTGGGTCATGGATTATTATTTCCAAGTTAATTGAACACTGTTTAATTAAAACGAAATTAACACACAAAATAAAATGTGTCAACAATTAATTTTTAATCGTCCTCATCAATGTCATTTGTGTATGTTTTGATGGCGTCGTCTATTAGCTCAATAGAGCGTTTAAGCCCTGAGACTTTCCCACACTGCTTACGGTATTCCTCAATTGAACTAACGCCGCTAATGACGGTTGACGTTATCTTTTTGATTTCTTCTGAGACTAATATTTTAATCTCTGCAATTAATGGATCATCGTGTGGTGACATTTTCTCGTCTTACAAATTTTGTAACTCAACATTACTTGTTTTTGTTTAGGCTGAATCCGCACCAGCATATCTGATACGGACTCGAACGCTCACTTTACGCATGGCAGGTGAGACAGTAAATACTACTCGTCTGGCTTAGAATCTTCACCCTCAAGATCAAGCATCTTAACTCCTTCCCGGATAGCATCGAATAATTCATCCAATGATGCAGAATTAACAATCGTATCAATCTTTAACGTAGCCGAACATTCGTCAAATAGGAATAGCTCGAATATGATCTCGCCAGTGTTATCTTCACCCTGGATGGATGTGTTGTATGTTTTGATTGCCATTAGTTGACTACTCCCCAATCCTTAGCAAGCATATCTAATTGATTTGGATTCCAGACAAATATGCTACCATCAGCCGCTTTCATGTCGATATGAGGCTGATAATTAATCTCAGTGCCTTCTGGATATATCTTGTTTAATGGCGCACGACTAACCTTGAACGTAGATCCATCAACCAAAAAGATAAACATTCCCTTGCCATTCCACCCTTCTCTTGCAACCTTTAGTCCTTGCTCTAAGGCAACTAATGCTGATCCAAAACTCATAGTGTGATTTGTTTGTTCTGTCATTTATGTACTCTCTTTGAAATTAAAAATCAGAAGAACTACTTGAACTTCCGCTATCATAACTACTTGAGCATGATCCGCTGTCGTAACTGCTTGAATGTCCGTGATCAAACGAATGAGTTGAATGATGGCTTGATCCGCAATCAGATTTATACGTTGGATCTTGGTAATTTAGCGCATTCAACGGGGACGTAATGCTCATTGGATTCAATGTACTTAATGGATCGTAATAGCTATCTGTAACATTACCACCTGATGTTGCTGTGTATTTAGACCGCCTAATATATGAGTTAGGTAACGGCATAGAGGCAGCCTTACTAGCAACTTCTTTCTTCTTCGGCGTAAACAACTTTCTTAATCTTTCAAACATTATTTTCTCCAAAATATAAGTGGTGTATTAGGCAGGATTCTAACCTACATAGCCAGAGGCGACGGCTTTACAAAAATACAATAAATTTTGAATAATCTTTTGTATTTTGATTCTTATTCCTTTTCTGATTTTCTTTATTTAACACTATTGAACTTCTACAATTAATATCATCCTTTGGTATCAAATACATTGTTTTATCAGAACAAACTAAAAACAACAAGTCAATTTTTAAATCAATTACTCTTGAATAAACAGTCCCTTTTGTGCCTCCTGAACTTTTCAAGTTTATAACATAGTTACCAGCTTTGTTTTTAAAGCTAGTGAACTTAACCTGTACTTTTTTTAAAGAACCTTCTGTTTCTACAATTATATCGTAGTCTTGAGTGTCGGTTAAAGGAATTGAAACAGTGTATCCATTACTACCAAAATACGCAATAGATATAGCCATACCTGCATTACCTTTTTGTTTGTTATCGTTTATAATCATTTTTTAACCGCTGATTTATACCATTTACCATCGAATACATAAACTGTGGAGCGGGTAGCGATACTCGAAATCGCGTAGTTTGATTGGAAATCAAATTACCAACCTTTGGATACCCGCATTAAAATCGGTAGGGCGCTTGGTTTACAACTTTCTTCGTTACTTTAAACTAGGTGATCAAGTCCTGAACAAAATAACACATAGATAACTGTATCACTTGCTGGTTCGCGTCGGAAGCATCCGATATATCAAAGCGCGGCAACAAATCCAGTCTGATGGCGTACCGGCCACGAACGGGGGTTTCATGAGACCATGCCGCACGTCTAGCTCATCACGCCAAGTCGGAAAATACGACAAGTAACATATACCGACTACTCGCTAGCTACTCGCTAGGCGCATCCCCTATTTCTTATTGAAATCAAGGTAAGCGCACATTGATTCAATTTGCACTTTATATATAAAGTACGCAATTACCATAGTCAAAAAGTACCAAGCTTCTGCTAAATAGACTCCTACCAGCCTACTTCTCACCCGCAACGCCTATAGCGTAACGAGATTGATGTGCTTAATTGGAACAAAATTTCAGATATGCGCCCACCGAAACCATATCCAAAAAAACACATAGCCACTATAGCACAAAATTTTAATCTGGTAAATAAATTGTTTATTCTGGTAAACTTGTGCTATAATTATTAATACAGAAACAAATATAGGAATAATCATATTGAAAACAAATCAAAAAATGCTTGTGGCTATTGGTGGATACTCTCAGCAAATAGAGCATTTAACAATGATGGGTAACTTAAATTCACTTTTTGATTATGGAAATGGGTTAAGAGCAAAAAAAGGAATCAGTCCTTTAGATATGCAAAGCTGGTTAAGCACATCATCCGTTAATGAGTTTATTCTTTCATTGGAGAAAAAGTATAACAATACGAGTCGTATACTTATAGAATCTTCTCCGGGTAGGTATAAGATTCAAGGTGACGTTCAATGGATTAGAAAAAAAAGAGGCAAGGGGGGCGGAACTTGGGCACATTTGTTTTTATTACTCAAAGCGGCTGCATGGCTTGACTCTGATTTTGAGTTGCAAGTTTATGAGACATTCGTTACATCAAAAATACTGCAATGGCGTGACGACTCTGGTGAAGAGTTCAAAAATCTCAATGTAGCTATTGATGCTTACCTTCCTGATCGTATTGGGAAAGATAATAAAGGGTGTTACATTCAAACCGCTAAGCTATTAAAGGCCAAGATAGCTCCTGCCGACGATAATTGGAATACAGCAAATTACAATCAACTTGAGCTTCGATCAAAGATTGAAACAAAGTTGGTGGATATTCTAAAGATTGGTCTTGTAAGAGACTGGAACCATTTCAAAGAAGTGATAGATAGGCTCTGATTATGGATAGTGAATGTAAATCAAAGGAAAATGGTCATCGTAAAAGAAAGCTAATTTGTGGCGTTGGAATTAATGATGCGGATTATCAAGTAAAGCCATTAGTTAATGGAGTTCGACCAACATGCCTTTTTTATAGCACATGGGCAAGGATGCTTGAAAGATGTTATTCATCTAAATTTCACAAAATTAGACCAACATACATTGGGTGTTCTGTTTGTGACGACTGGATTTTTTTTAGTAAGTTTAAAGAATGGATGACTCAGCAAGATTTTAAAAATAAAGAGCTTGATAAGGATATTCTTATTCATGAAAATAAAATCTACTCACCAAGTACATGTATATTTGTAACTTCTAGAGTTAATTCATTATTATTAGATAGAGGGCTAGGTAGAGGCCAATATGCTATTGGAGTTCATTTTAATAAACAATGCAAAAAATTCATATCAAGCTGTAGCAATGGGCTAAAGCAGATACATCTTGGAGCATTCAACACAGAACAAGAAGCCCATCAAGCCTATCTAAAATACAAGAAGCAAGTCATAATCGAAGTTGCACTAGAGCAAGACGACATCAGACTCAAAGATGCTCTTTTAAGAATCGCAGACACTTACGAAATAGAGAACACATGAAACATACAATAGAGCAACTTAGACATTTCCTAAATTACGATAGTGAAACTGGATCATTAACTTGGAAGAATCCGCCTAAGCAAACAAGCATAAAAGGGAAAAATGCTTGTAGTTTTGATAAAAAATTAGGATATTTGCGTGTCAGAATTAATAAAAAAAGCTATTACGCGCATCGCTTAGCATGGGTTATTTATTATGGCGAATGGCCAGAAAAAAGTATTCGTTTCCTAGATCATGATAAAAAAAATATTTCAATAGCTAATTTGAGTCAGGCAACTCAACATGAAATCGTTTTAAATAGCGGGGATCATAAAAACAATACACTTGGATTTAAAGGTATTGCATTTCGTTATGGAAAATGGGCTGCTGCAATTGGTGTAAATTATAAAAAAATACACTTAGGAACCTTTAATACAAAAGAAGAAGCAGCTAAAGCATATAAAAAAGCGCATGATGATATGCTCTCTATGAGCGCATTAACAAAAAACTAAGCAAGTAATAGCAAAATCATGAACATCTACACATCCCCATCCAACTGGAACCAACAATACACCACTCCTGAACAATTCATTGCCGAACTTCAAGAGGACGGCAACGAGTACGAAGGTGTAGAATTTAACCTAGTACAAATGACCGTACAAGGCTGCACTAAATTCAAGATCGTAGACGGCAAGCCTGTCATGGTTGGTCATACTACCCCAATTGGCTTTGAGGGTAGATAATGATTGATCCAGAAGTAAATAAACAGCTTGAGAAAATACTTAGAAATATCCTATGGTATTGCGTAAAAAATGATGAGTCACCCTGTTCCGCAGAGTCGCATTTAGACAATGCTATTTGTGATTTGTTTGCATTGCTCCCAGGGTTTGAAACGAATAACGATGAACTTCTTCATAGACTTTTCTCATCTGTAGGGCACATGGCAATTCTTGGACGCAAGCCTTCTATTGTGATTTATTTAGACGCGGATAGAGGTCATAATGATTGAACATGACATCGAAGAATATTTAAAGCAAGAATGGACTGGTGGCGATGATTCTTTAATTGAACTAAAATCGGTAACATTCTTATTGCAACGAGCTAAGTCAGAAATAGAACTCCTCCGCAAAGCCGAAACCGCCATCTCTCAACTAGAAAGCCTAAAATACTATGACTCCTGGCTAAAACTAGCCGACTCATGGATGTCATCGCCGGAGACTGATTTTAAGATATTTCTTAACAACTTCATGGAAACCAATGATCCTGAAAAGCCCACACAAATACTCTATTGAAAAGCTATATCACTTCACCTGTGGCGTATGCAAAAAATGGTGGTCTATTGCTGACTTCCAGGAAATAGAGGGACTTGAGAGTATTCACAAAATAACCTGTCCTCATTGCGGATATGCGCAGACTATGGAGAGAATTAAAGATGACAATCCAGCTTAAACGCCATCATTCTGCCAGGATTAAAAATAATAGAAAGAACTATTGGTGGTGGTGCAAGAAATCACCTAGAATGCTCGGTATACTTCGTAAAACACCTAAGCCTTGTAGTTGCATCATGTGCAGGAATAAACGCAGCTATGATGGCGAAACTAGGCAGGAATTGAGATTTAAACTAACTGAGAGAATTGATGAAAATTAAAGCAGAAGTACCACCCGGATATGAAAAAATAGAATCAGGAACATTAAAAGATTCTGATCTTGTTTATGTCGAAAGTAACTTGACTTGGCGACACCCACGTCAAAATGAAACTGATCTTATTGGTCGTGATATTAAAGACTACTATGGCGTTTGTAGAAAGATCGATGGAAAAGAAATGGCAACAATAAAAGATTATGACGGATCAAAGGTGTTTGTTCATAAGGTAGGTGACTACGAATATTCATTTAACGTATATAGCTTCCCGCTAGAAAAGCATGACTGGCTATGTAAAGTCGTCGGCAAACACATGGATGAAATTCATGAAAGAGCGACAACGAAAGCTGATGAATTAGCGAAGGCGAGGATTAGAGAGGCATTAGGACTATGACCCCACCAGACCTGCTGTTCGACCTGATCATAAAACCACTGCTTTGCGTTATCGGCGGTATTGCCATTGTGGGTATTGTTTCCTGGGAATTGTATAAAAAGCATTGGAGATAAATAATGAAGTTACTAGAGATTGTACTAATAGAGTTAGCGCAAATAATAGGGTGGACATTGGGCACTATCTGCGGCTTATTCATGCGCGTAGTTGATTTAATTACTGGCAAAAGGAAGGATTGGCATGACGGTAACTAAAGCTGAAATGACACTAATTGAAAAACTAAGGTGTGCCGCACAAGCCCATCCCCTAGATGCACCTATGGAATTATTTGACCTTGCGGCAGATGAAATAAAGCGTCTTGAGAATGATATTGAAAAACTAAAGCCAAGTGGCAAAGGATCGCATCATTCCTGCGATATTGAGGGATGTGCTGTATGTGATCCATGCTATGGTCTTTAGATTAAGCTAGACACAAAAGTTTAATCTGATATACTTTCTTTTGGCATTTGCCGTTATTTATATTTAAGCCTTAAGCAACTCATACCCCGCCAATAGACGGTTGCTTAAGGCGATTATCTACACAACGAGATAACTATGAAAACCGAATACGAAGATATAAAGAAATTACTGATTGATGACATCAAAAATGCTCAAGACATTACGGCGAGGTCGATTGCTGTAAATACACTAATTAATTTTGTGGATCTATACGTGAATGACGATGATTCACCGAACGAATGTTCAGAAGATGACGTAGAAACACCCTGGGATTAGTCAAAAATCAACCAGATTAAATTAATTTGACACGAAAAGTTTAATCTGGTATCCTTCCCATCAAATCTGGTGAGACGGATCAGTAAAGACTTAAAGTAATTAGTTGGAGCGGCCTCAGATAGAGGTTTGCTGTCTCACCCGACTAATTATTTTAGGTCTTTTTTTATGCCTGGAATAAAGTGAAATCACTACTTCAATTTAGACTTGGATGGTGAGTAAATGGTATTAATTACCCGTAATCGACACGATAGATAATTGGCTTGAATTGGCTAGATGCGACGAATAGACCGACACATGTTGCCCTGCATGGCTAGTCGAGCGAACTGTAAGCTAGGTATCGCAAGATTTGTGCAGCAAAATGGTGAGCTAACTGTACAATGGATTAATAGCTTGGTCATGCCTTACTTGGTCTTATTGATTGGTAGTATATAAGATGGAGTGTTGAGAAGTCCCTTGGATTAGAGGTCTTTCACCCTTAGCGAAACTGTGCCTGGAATATAACTTTAATGAAGAAAAGAAATAGATTTTCACGCGATATTTATACGTTCAATTTGCTTACGCTAGGCTATAAATGTCAGTTAAATGTCTCGATATATGTTGTTGCGGCAAAAGGATTAGCAAAAATAGGTGTAGTTAATACAGATAATGTCACAGATAAAGCATTTGTTAAGTCAAATACTCAACTGATTTACGATTTCATTAATAATGAAAATGTTGTTCCAGTACAAAAGAGTCGGCCTGATCCAGTAGCAAAGAAAGAAAAGGCAAAAACTAAAGTAAAGGCTACTATTGATTATAGCAAGCCAATTGAGCAAGCCAGTAATACGGCTCTTAAGAAATATTGCCACCCATTACTTGGTACTGAGAAATACAAAGAGTTTTATACATCACAAGCATGGTTACAGTTAAGGTATTTAGCCATAAAAAACACTAATGGAAAATGTCAATGCTGTGGATCTGGAGCAAGTGATGGCGCAGTTATTCAAGTAGACCATATAAAGCCAAGGTCGCGCTATCCTGAGTTAGAACTTAGCCTAGACAACTTACAAGTCCTCTGCCGTTTTTGTAATAGCGGCAAGGGAGCATGGGATGATACGTCATGGAAGTAAGAATCTACCTTGATGTCCCCTACGCCGAAAAAGACGATGCTAAACGCAATGGAGCACGATGGGATTTCAACCTGAAACGATGGTACGTCACAGAACTGGAGGATATAACCGAATTAGAGAAGTGGTTTAGTAATGATCAACCGCCACGCAAGCCCATTAACAACCACATGAAGAGTTTATAAAATGAAAGAAACAGTAAACATAAACTATTGCGCGTCAGTAGTTGAGATCACAAAATTAATGCCTATTGAAAAGGCTGATAATATCCAGGTTGCACTTATACAAGGCAATTCAGTTGTCGTACCTAAGTCATTAGAGGCAGGGACTAAAGGCTTGTTTTTTCCATTAGAGTGTCAATTAGGTGATGACTTCTTATCGAAGCATAATTTGTTCAGAGAGTCATCTAAAAACATCGACCAAAGCAAAGCTGGTTTTTTCGAAGCTAACGGAAGAATAAGAGCCGTTAATTTGAGAGGGCAGAAATCAGAAGGGTTCTTTATTCCGTTTCATGGGCTGCACGAAAGCTATGCTGAATTAACGACTCTTGATGTCGGAACTGATTTTGACCATCTTAACGACGAATGTATTTGTAGAAAGTACATTGTAAAAATCAAGACTCAAAACAACACGCCGAAACAAAGCCGTGCAGTAAATAAGTTTTCAAGACTGGTCGATAATCAATTCAATTTACATATTGACACGATCCAGGCTAAAAAGAATTTTCACTTAATTAACCCCTATGACATTATCAGTATTACCGACAAATGGCATGGCACATCGGCTGTATTTGCTAATGTTCTGACAAATAGAAAGCTGAGTTGGCTGGAGCGTCTTTTATTGAAAATTGGCGTAAAGATAGAAACTGTTGAGTATGGTAACGTCTACTCGTCTCGGAAAGTAGTCAAGAACAAATACATCAATGAAGATGTGGATGGCGGATTTTATAAGGAAGATGTATGGGCGTTGGTCAATGATGATTTAAAAGACCTAATCCCTAAAGGCGTTTCTTTGTATGGTGAAATTGTCGGTTATGTTCCAGGCAGTGGCAAAGAAATTCAGCCAGGGTACAGTTATAATTGCCAAAAGAATACCTGCAAGTTTATTATTTACCGGATAACAAGCACTAATGTTGATGGCGTTGTTACTGAATACTCACATCAACAAATAAGAGAATTTTGCAAGAAGTTCGGCTTTGATCATGTTCATGAGTTTTATCATGGCTATGCAAAAGATTTATACCCGAACATCCCTGTTGATAATGACTGGAATGATGCTGTTTTGTCTGCACTAACAACCGACTTCAATATTGAGAAAGAGTGTAAGCATAATAAAGGAATGCCAGCAGAAGGAATTGTTATTCGTCAAGATAGACTTTATGAGTGTAATCCAATGAAACTAAAGTCATTTGCTTTTTTAAAGTACGAGACAAAGCTTTTAGATTCGGACGTTATTGATATTGAATCAGATCAATAGGTGGTCAAGATGATAACCAAACCCTCCCGCAGACGAGACATCCAACTCGACTACATAAGAACAAGACTTAACCAACATCAATGCGTTTCATGTGGAACGCCCCATAACTTAACAAAGGATCACATAATCCCGATTGGCTTTAATGGCCTGGACGGAATGGCTAATTACCAGATACTATGCAAGTCATGCAACAAGCTAAAAGGATGCGATATACGCCACGAATCTGTTGAAGTCATAGAGATGCGTGAGTTGATACCTTATTTCTTGTTCAAGACCAGAATTAGCGGCTTAAGCAAGGATTATCTGCACAATATCTTGAGCTGTGCGTATGGTGTCGGCAATATCATGGATTACAAGGACGATCATGTGGTTAAGTTATCGTCAATCAAGCGACTCAAGGAGTTCGCATTAGCTTATAATGTGGAATCAATTTTACTCTGTGACTTCAAGGGCAAGGTGAAGAAAGTCCCGGTTAAGTCTAGCTACTTGCTAGGCTACAATCCAAGGTTTAATTTAAACAAGTATTTCATTGATCAGATGGTAAGTAAGATTGCTAGTTCGGTTGATGCTTTTTATCAGGTGGCATAAATATGAGCCTTAAAGATGATATTGGCTTGATTGAAAAGTACAGAGAGTTGCAAGATGCTACATCAATGACGGTAAAGATAAATCACAATCAAGTTTGTGAGATAGTTGTAGCCGACTTAATAGCTAAGTACAAAGCATGTACAGAACGGAATGATGAATATAAAGATGCTTTTGCAAAAGTATTGAGATTTTATTTGGATGAAGAAGAGTTTGCAGAAATTGAGGGTTTTAAATGAAAGAAAAAATAAAGAATGCGGATATTTACATAATCAAAAAGTACAAGTTTTATGATAAGGAATTTGACTCTGTAGAAAGTGCTGCACAGTTTTTTAATGTTACCATACAATTTATGTATGCTATTTTTGGTGGGAATAAGAAGCCAAGTAAAAGAATGCTTGAGCTTGTCGGCATGAAGCGCGTCAAGACTGAGTCTGTTGTGAAAGTGATTAATGAACAGGCGGCGTAAATGAACGAAATTCAATTAATTGCACGACAAGCGATGCAAATTGAAGAGTTACGCGAGGAACTTACTGAACTAAAAAGTCGTATTGATTCCGCTGTTAGTCATATTATCTGTATTGGTGGCCCATTGAATGATAATATATTAGGGTATTCTCCACGCCAGCTTATTACGTTCCATAACATTGCAAATCAACTTAATTACCAGGAATTTAAATGATAACACATCAAGACGATAACGCTTTCCCTTCTGGTACTATTGCTAATGGTCTTTCAAAGCGGGAATACTTCGCGGCGATGGCAATGCAAGGGTTTTTAGCAAATCCAGATCACCGTAGTGACTCACGGAGTTGTCATGAACAAATTGCTAAGAAAGCCCTATCTATGGCTGACGAACTTATAAAGGCACTTAATGAACAGGATATAAAATAATGAGCCAATGTAAAACAAAAGCAGACCTTCACCGCGAGTTTGCGCGTGTTATTGATATGACAAATAGCACTGAGCTACAACCGCATGAGTGTGTAAAAATGGCTGGAATGGGTGTTGTTAAAATTAAAAACCCATGTTTTCATAATAATCCACAAGCTTACAGTTTTGCACTAGCAATCGTCGAAGGCAAGCCGGTGTTTCCGGGGGACACGGTATACAATAAAATAACAGGAGAAAAATGTATTGTTGGGTCATTATGGAAAATATTTGACAATGTGTCATTTAATCCACCAAAACCTAAAAAACTGGTGCTGAATGGCGTAGAGTTGCCTATGCCGTGTGATGACTCAACCGTGCATGTTACTATTCCATTCGATAATATTGACTTGGCAAATCAATTTAGAAAGCAATTTTTTGACCTTGTGGCTGCTCAAAAGGATTAAAAATGAACGACCTAGATCAACTAATCGCACAAACAGCCAAAGCTTTCGATAATCTGCGTGAAGCGTGTCCATATCGTTGTGATGACTTATGTGATAACCCAATATATGATCTTGAATCACTGCCTTGGAGGTGTCATATAAACAACTGCCCGTTATTGGGGGATGAGAAGTAGATGCTTAGAATGATATGTATATTTTTGTGGATGGTATACTCAAATCACCTTTCTGCTGAAAAACTGATAACTTTTGATACAAATCTTATCGTTATTTCATTGATGATAGTTGCTGGAATTATTAGCAATTTAATTGACGTAGTTTCAAAGAAAAAGGATTAAAATGAGAAATGAACAAGACGACCTAAAGAAATTGGCTGATGCGTTCTTTGACGAGCTAACATTGGTTGATCTTTGCGGTATTGGTACTGATCCATACCGTCCTTTTGGATACAAGGACTGGGAGGCAAGTATTCTTGAGCTTATTGAATGGGAACAGGAAGATGATGAATCCTACTCAGAAGATCAGTATAAATACGCATATGAACTTTATATGGTCAAACTAATCCCTTACTTGAGAGAAAAATGGAAGAATATAAAATAATCCCCTATCCTGGGGCAGATGCTACGCCGGAATTGCTGGATATTCAGATAGATCGAATGATCAGGCAGCTTGGCGACTTTGAAATAATTGAGGATGAGTGATAATGAATTATATAGGTGAAGCTATTGCTTTTGCGGCTCTTGTTGCGGGAGCTGTATTTTTAGAGATACACGACAAACCAACAGAAGGACTATGGATTATTGTGGCTGCATGGGCTTTATTTGGTACTTTTAGCAAAGATAAAAATAAGGAAGATTGATGGCTGACATAATAAACTTCCCAGGCGATACAAGGCTAGACATTCATCCTGATAAGATTCTTGAGGGAGCTATAGGCGAATTGGTCGATGTACTGATTCTTGGATATAACGCGAATGGTGGATTTGAGGTTAGATCGTCCGGCACAAATAAAAATAACTTGCTGATGATGGCAAAACGGTTTGAATTTAAATTGATGAGTGGTGATTTTGATGAATAAGCTACTGCCATGCCCATTCTGTGGGGAGCAGCCAAAGAAAATACCACGCTTTTGCATGGGATATATTGGTGATGGTGTGCTATGCAAATGTGGTGCGGAAACACCAAAGCTGTTAACTGATGACGAAGCAATCAAATGGTGGAATAGAAGATCATGAAAATAGAACTAACAGAAGTGGAAAGCATAACTTTAAATAAAGCGATAGAGTTATGGGGAGTAAAAGCGCAGGTTGGTATGGTTATGGAAGAGTGCGGCGAGCTTCTTACGGCATTAAATAGATTTGATAGAGGTCGTGCAACTGCGGAAGATGTAGCATCAGAAATAGCTGATGTAATTATTTTAATGGCTCAAATGAAAGTCATCTTTGGAGATAAAATTGTTCAAGACGCAATTGATTTTAAATCGCAAAGGCTTATTGATAGAGTCGAGAGTAGACTTAAATTATGACAAATAGCTTCACAACCAAGTACATCCCCGACGAAGGCAATCCGGTCATTAAATTCGAGTTGGTCGGTGATCAGCTTGCGTTTCATATCAACGATACGCCCTGGAACGCTGATAGTGTTCAAAGCTACGATTTAACCAAAGATGAAACGGATCAATTAAGGCAGTTATTAGTCTGTTCTGGAGTGGATAGTGATGACTCCGATGAGATCCATAAGTATCATATTTATGCTGAATATAGGAATGAGTACGGTGGCTTATGGGTTGTTGATGATATATATGTTCTTCCTGATATTACAGACCATTTAGCATTAAAAAGAATGATTCTTAAAGATCAAGGAATTGATGCACATCCAATAGAACTAACTATAAAATCACTAACAAGACTATGAACGAATTAGACCAACTTATCAACGAACAAACACCAGAAGTAGCCAAGGCAATTAATGACCTTATTGAGCAAGCAGGTACAAGTGACGCAGATTGGGATGTGTTGCTTGCAGCGGGGAATATGATTGCTGAGTTAAGAAATCCTCTTAATGATGAAATTATCTATGAGATATATGGCGCATTACGGCTATTAGGCTCAAGGAATGAACTCTTACACCATGCAGTTTCGTGTTGGCAAGGTGGATTTAATTATAAATCGCTAATGCTTGAAAAACTTAAAACGCATAATAAAAACCTTTCCGATACTTTACAATGGCAGATTGATTCATATAATCGAGTGCAGTCATGAAAGTCCTACTACAAGCAGATAACTCAACTATAGAAACAAGATCAATCCGGCAGTATGCGGCACTTGTTGTTGATGTTGAGATTAAAGTCGCATCGATTGATTCTCTTGAAGATATTGGATATGGCTACTTCATGGCATCAATGCCGGTCGGCTCAGTTGAGTTTGTGCAAAAGTTCTGTAGCCTTGCACAGATAAAGATTCCTGAGTTTGATCCTTATGATCCAGTAATTAGATGGGCACTGTGTCGAGAGGTCAGGAAGTGTCAGGTATGGGAGTTATTCAAAGGTCAAGATATTTTCGTTAAGCCAGTAGAGCTAAAGCGATTCAATGGATTCGTGTTCAAGGGATTTGATTATGATGGGTATGATGATCATGATCTTGAGCAAGTAGACGCTCTTAGACAGTATAAGTTATGCGATCAAGTCTATGTGTCAGATGTCGTTAAATTCGTCGCTGAGTGGCGTATTTATGTGACTAATGGCAATGTAGTGGCTACGTGCAGATATGACGACAGCGATGACGAATACGACCTTAACGGCGAGCTTGTAGACTTTATTGTCGAGGCATTTCCAGGAAGAACTCTAGCAATTGATGTTGGTCTTATCGATAACGGTAAATTGGCCGTAGTTGAGCTAAACGATGCCTGGGCAATAGGCAAGTATCAGGGGATAAGTAATAGTGATTATTTTGAGTTATTAGCGACTCGATGGAAGGAGATTATTAATGCGTAAGTATTTCTTTTATTCAAGAAAGCTTGATGAGCTTACAAGAAAATGTGATGATAATATACAAAATTACGCCATAATTGATGGCAAGGAAGTTCCGTATAATATTAGTCATTCATCTATGGAACATGGTTGCTTGTGGGATGACATGGTATTTTTAGGTAAGGGTGAATGGTCTAGGGCACATGCTTATAAAAGACAAACAACTTAAAAAATACGTTGATGTTTGTGATAAGGGTTGCCCTAACAAAGAGTGTTATCATCCTCACTTTATTCAAGGATTTGTTCAGCCAGGACGCGGGATGATTTACTACCCTAAAGATATGCAAAAATGGATGTGCGTAACAAGAGAAAATAGAGGGTGCCCTGACAAAGTTTAATTTACTATACATGATCATTGAACTATAATGAATCCATGATTTTTATTGGAGAGTGGGATGCCAAGTGTTTTAAATAAGTACAAAGCTAATACATCATCAAATTCAGTTTACATAGGAAGGCCAAGTAAATGGGGAAATCCGTTTATCATTGGCAAAGATGGAACACGCGATGATGTTGTTGATAAGTATCATGAATGGATTATGCAAAGACCAGAACTAATTGCTCT